CAGCGCAATCAGCGATCTCCTCAGCGAGCAAGCCGCAGAGGTCCACCGCATCCTTGGTGTTCCGGATCAAGGCGACGAGCCGATGGAGACGCTGCAATGAGCGAAGATGCCATGGTGAAATTCGAGAGGCTGCAAGAGGAGATCATCGCGCTGTCGGTGCTCGCCGCTGCGGCCCGCTATGCTGATCGGGACGCTCTTCTCGGTCATCAGCTCGATATGCTGATCGCACCGATCTTGCCGATGATCGCTCAACGCGCGGACGATATGACCTTCGTCAGCGATATCCTGTCGGTCCATGATGCGAACGAAGCTGCCGCAAAGGCGACTTCGCCCCGGGCGCACGCCTTTCGCGAGCGGGCGGGGATGCAGCACCCGGCCCGCATGGCGAGTGCAGAATGATCAAGCCCGCGCAAATCGCCCTCGTTCACCTCGCCAAGAAGCAACTCGGCTGGGGCGAGGAGATGTACCGCGCCGTCCTTTACAAGCTGGGCGGCGTGGTCAGCGCGAAGGATTTGGACCAGGACGGCTTCGCCCTGGTCATGGAATACGCCACCTCCTACGGCTTCCGCTCCGATTGGACGAAGCGGACCTATGGCAAACGGCCGGGCATGGCGACGCCAAAACAGGTTGATCTCGTCCGCGACCTGTGGCGGGAATGGAGCGGGGCCGCCGACGACGCCGGCCTCAACAAATGGCTTGATCGCTCGTTCGGGGTGGCGGCGCTGCGCTTCGCCACGCCGGACAAGGCTTCCAAGGCGATCACCGCCTTGCGCCAAATGATCCAGCGCAAGAAGAAGCAGAAGGCGGCAACCGGGGGGCCGTGATCTCCCCCGCGTCCAGTTGGACGGACACACATGGCTCGGCTGCCGAACCCACTGTAGCGGCTGCCGGCCAAAATCGCCAGAGAAGGCTGCTGGCGCGTTTTCGGGGCTGATCGCTACGATCCCAGCTCCCCTCCCCGAAAACCGCACCAGATCCTTAAATAGCTGCTTTTACGCCGACGATATTGGGCACCCCCCGCCCCCGGCAGCCCGAAGGCGACCATTACCCCCGATTTGCCCTCTTCCCCGCCCCGGCGCTGACACCTGTCAGCGGCCTGCCAATCGTCAGCCTTGCATAGCGTGGGATTTGTGAACGCCCCGGTGAGCGCCGGTTCGAGCGCCGGACGGTGGATCACACCATCACGGGCGATGGACGGAGGCGGGGCCGCGGATGGAACGGCCTCGCCTCTAGCCCGCCCTCAAAGCAGCAAGAGAGCACCCGGCATGGCCCCCAATCGCCCGTTCACCGTCAACCCCGTGATGACCGCCATTGCGGTCGGCTATCGCAATCCGGACTACACGCTGATCGCCGAACAGGTGCTGCCATATACTTCGGTCGGCGAGGAGAAATTCACCTACACCGAGTATCCACTCGCCGAGAGCTTCAACGTGCCCACCGATTTGCAGGTGGGCCGGATGGGCCAGCCGACCCGTGTCGAGTTCTCGGGGGTGCAGAAGGATGGCAAGGTGGATGATTGGGGCGTCGATTCGATCGTCCCGCAAACCGACATCGATGCGGCTGCGCGACAGCGCGCGCTTGGCGCTACCTTCGATCCCCGCGGGCGTGCCGTCGAGGGCCTGACCGACATCATCAATCTCGGGCACGAGGTCCGCACCGCGCGGCTCGTGTTCAACAGCGCGACCTATTCCACCAATCGCAAAATCACGCTGTCCGGCACGTCGCGGCTGTCCGACCCGGTCAATTCCGATCCGCTCGCCGTGTTCGACGGGGCGATGAGCGGAACGCTGGTGTTCAAGCCCAACACCGCCGTGTTCGGTGATATCGCGTGGCGCAAGGTCCGCGCGCATCCGCAGTTGGTCAAGGCATGCCGGGGTGGGCTTTCCGGCGAAGGCCGCATCACGCGGGAAGAGTTCGCGAAGCTGTTCGAACTGCGGAATGTGCTGGTCGGCGAAGGCTGGCTGAATACGGCCCGCAAGGGTCAGGAGCCGGTCCTGGAACGGGTGTGGGGGCCGCACTGCGCCTTTCTGCATCTCGCCACCAGTCCATCGACCGAAAAGACGGTGACGTTCGGCTACACCGCCCGGCTCGGCACTCGCCGGTCCGGCAGCTATCAAGACCCGTCTGTCGGTATCGACGGCGCCGAGATCGTCCGTGTCGCCGAGCAGGCGAAAGAGCTGATCATCGCGCCCGACGTCGGTTACTTCATCGAAAACATCGTCGCCGAAACCAACGAACCGGCAGTCCCCGACGAAACCCCGTAGTCGCCCGCCGAAAGGATCGACTGATCCATGCCTCCCCCGCGCTTCCCTGGTGTCCTCGGCGAGATCGCTGAAGTGGCCGGCGAAGAGGCGGCGCTGAAACTCGGCGCTGCCTATGGCGGCACGCGGGTTAGTTTTCCAGCGCGAATCAAGTCCGATGATCATTGGCTTGTAACGTGTGTCGGACGCCCGGCCGCAGAAGCGATCTGCGATTACTTCCGGCAAGGTAGCTGCCGCGGCATATTTCATGGCGTCTATCTACTCGTTCCTCGCGGCAGCGATACCAAGATCGCATTGCACACCCAGATCATCAAACTCAGAGAGAGCGGCCTATCGGCGGCCAAGATTGGGCGACAGCTCAATCTCAGCGAACGGGCCGTCTTTCGTCATCTGGCCAAGGCGCGCAGCGAATCGAAAGGGCGTTCCTCATGAACCAATTCGCAACCCTCGATGCCGCCGCGATCGATGGCGCCGCCAACATCGTCAAGGTCGCGCCGCGCGGCCCTGTGCAGACCCGCGACGGGCGATCCTACACGTTCGTGCCGGAGGTGCTGGTTGCGCGCTTCGCCGCCGATGGCATCGATCTGCCGGTTGATCTCGACCACAGCGTTGCGCGGAGTTCACAGTCCGGCGAACGCGCCGACGCGGTCGGATGGGTGAAGAAATTGCAGGCCCGTGCCGATGGCCTTTACGCGCACGTCGAATGGTTGCAGAGCGGCCTTTCCGTGCTCGCGTCGCGCACGCATCGCTTCATCAGCCCGACCTTTCATCATGACGCGGGCGGCACGGCGACATGGTTGCATTCGATCGCGCTGGTCGCGGCACCGGCCCTTTCGATGCCGGCGATCGCGTCCGCGAACGTTGCGGCCGGCATGACTTCCGCGCCTGATCCGGTGGCGCTGGCTGCCGCCGCGCGCAATTACATGGAAGCGCGCGCGGCACTCGGAATCCAGATGACGTTCGCCGACGCCGTGGTGGCTGTTGCCGGCGGAACGCTCGATTAGCAGCGAGGGCTGACCCGTGTCCAATCTCGACGTTGCGCTCCGCCTGCGCCTGGTCAATCAGCTCGGCGGCCCGGCCAAGGACGCCAAGCGCGAACTGGAAGGCATCGGCACCGCGGCGAAGAAGCTGGACGGCAGCAAGGCCGGCAAGCTCGCTCGCGAACTCGGCAAGACCAGCGTCGCCGCAAAGGGCACTGAGCGCGCGGTGAATCACGCTGCGATGAGCGCCAGGAAGCTGGACGCGGCCAGTACGGCTCGCCTCACGCAACAGATCAGAATCGCCACAGCCCATTCCGATCGGCTGGCGACAAGCCTCAGGCGAGTTCGAACCGAGGCGAACACTACCGGCGCCAGCGTCGGCGCCGGTGCAGCAGCGCGAGCCCGTGCAAAGGGCGCGCTCCCGTACCTCGCGGCCGGCGGAATGGCAGCAGCCGGGCTCGGGGCTGTAGGCGCCATCTACGGCGGCGCGCGCGTCGCGGGAGCCGTCAAGCGGTCGTTTGAAGACTTCGCTGAATTGGACCGCCGCATGACGCGCGTCGGCATCACGGCCGATGCAACGAAGGCGCGGGTTGACTCCGCGACGGCCGACGTGCGCGGCATCGCGAAGAAATACGCGATGCCAGTCGAGGAGGTGCTGAAAGGGCTGGAAGTACTGGTTGCGCAGGGCCATGAACTTCCCGACGCTCTCGCGCTCCTGGACCCTGTAACGCAGTCGGCGCAAGCGTCCGGCGCCGCTGTCGATGACATGGCGAAAACGTCCGGAGCCATGCTCGACAATCTCAAAATCAAGCTCGAAGAACTCCCGGAGGCGTTCGATAAGCTGAATTACGCTGGTAAGAAGGGACAATTCGAACTCAGAGCGATTGCGCAATATCTGCCGCAGCTCGCTTCGCAATGGGCAAACGTCCACCAGGAAGGCATCGGCAAGCTCGGAGAGTTGGGCGCGATGCTGGAGATCGTGAGAAAGCAGACCGGGACCGACGAACAGGCTGCAAACGGCGTTCGCGATCTGCTCACCAAGATCTACAGCACGGACGTGCAGAACAACTTCAAGAAAATGGGCGTCGATCTCGAAGGCGGCCTTAAGAAGGGGCTAAAGGCGGGGAAGTCGTTCTCCGATGTCGTGATCGAACTAACCGAGCAGGCCACCAAGGGCGATATGTCCAAGTTACCGAAGCTGTTCGGCGAGATCGACAGTCGGCAAGCTGTCAGCGCGATCGTAACCCTCAAATCCGAGCTTCGTGCGCTTATTGCGGAGATCAATACCAAATCCGCTGGCAGCATCGTAAATGACGTTGCGCGCGTGACAGGCGACGCCCAAGGGGCAATTGTGGGTCTGTCGAATGCGTGGTCGGCCGCCGGTGTGGCAGTCGGCAAGTTCGTGGCCGAGGCAACACCGGCGATTTCGTTGCTGGAGAAGATCGCTGGCGGCCTCGACAGCGCACGCGAGTACTTCAAGGGCGACAAGAAGGAATCGGACGCACCGCGTGTTGATCAGCCGGCCGGCCCGAGATCGGCCTATCCCGGCCGCTTCCAGGCCGCCGCACACGCCAAGGCGACGCGCGAAGCGCTGGCCGGCAAGCCGCCGCCGAAGTCGGCCTTCCCCGGCCGATTCCAAGGCGCCGCCCATGCGGCGGCGCGAGCCCAGCACGAACGCGAGGTTCGAGCGTCGCAGACGGAGTACGGCGCCGCAACGCCCAAACGTCCCGACTATTCGCCGGTGAAGAGCTTCAAGCCGCCTGAGATCGGACGACACAAGATCAAGGTCGATGACCCGCAAAACTTCTCTCCGGTGCAGCCGATCGCCGCCAGCGTGGCAGAATCCACGATGCAGCGCATTCGCCGGGCAGTCGCCAGCGAGAGCGCAAAGGCTGTGAACGAGTCGCGGTCCGCGGCAGACGAGATCCGCGCGATGTGGAATTTTTCCGTCTCGCCGCAGATTTCGCCGCGGTTCGGTGGGGCCTCCGGCGCGGCGCCGTCTGGCGGGCAATCGGCACCGTCGCCCGCGCCAGCTCCCGCCGCACCGAGCGGCAAGCGTGCCGCGCTCGGCGGCCGATCGGTCCAGGTGGTGAACAACATCACCGTCAACGGCGCCGGCAAGAACGGCCGCCAGATCGGTTCGGAGATCGCCCGCGAACTGGCCAAGCTCGGCAACAGCTCCAATGCGCTGTTCGACACGGTTTGAGCGATGCGCAAGCCGACCAAACGGACAGTTGCGGGCGTCGTCGAGGCGGTGACCATCCCGGCGGCGGAGTACGCCGAGTTGCTTCGCTGCCGGCGGCAATTCCGCCGTTTGAAGCTCCTTCAAAGCCGGTTTAAACGGCGACGAAGGATACCGATAGAAGCCGACCTTGAGGTGGCGCTTTTCATCGCCGATCGCGTCGGTAAATTCAACGCGCCCGCCATCATGGCGGAATGCATCGCAACCTTTGGAGCGGCCCGAACGCCCAGCCGATCCGCCTTCTACCGCATCGCCGGCCGCATCCGGAAACTCGCCCGTCCGTCCCACGACGTCCAGCCTGATCCCGGATGATCCCGCCTAAACCGACACGGAACCCTTGAAAACGACAGAGATCAGAAACGGTTCCAGTGTCCTAGTTTAATGACCCACACTGTCCTAATCTGTTTGGCGCGGATGGAGGTTGGACAGCACCTGTGGACACCGCCCTTTTCCTCACTTTATTTCTTTTTGCAGTGCAGACCACAGCTGGTGTTG